ATGGGTAAAGCCATAACCACATTAGGCGCTTATGGTATCGGTGGAATCGAATCAGCAGCAGGCGCAATAGCAACAAGTTTCATGGGTAGCAGTTTAACAGCATTTACAGGACCAACAGCAGAGGGTAACGTACAGGTGGACAGTCTCTGATGGCAGTTCCACTTATGAGATCTTATACGACAACAGGTGCAGCACTTAACGTTTTTACACCATCAACAGATGATGTAACAGGTTTAACAATTCAACAACTTAATCGAAGTAATACAATTTTAGATTGCGTGAATAATCCAGACCCTCCTGGTGCAGCAGCATATGAGACAAACGTGCTCGTAAACGGAATTCAGTCGGGAGTTACCAACTTTAGTGTGGCATCCAGTGCCGCCAGTGCTGGGCGCGTGGTTTTTGGACCAATCGAAGTTACAGTTGGCGGTCAAGCTGGCGGTAAACAATTATCCTGGCAATCAGGACAAGTGGTTACTGGTGGCGGAATCGCCCAATATTCATTTTTGATGAAATATTCTAATTTGTTTTAGGAGGCTTTAATGCCACAAACTATCCTGGGTTATGTTGTCAATGTTATGCCAAAAGACCCAACAGCAGTTTCTACTTATGTTGCTGATATTATCGCAGCAGGTGCAACGGTCACCATTGAATATCCCAGCCAATACCGAGCTATTGCAATTTCAGTTTCAATAAATAATCAAGACACAGTAAACGCATGTCAATTTTCTATAAATGGTCAGCCCTTAGTTTCATTAAGTGCTGGTGGTGAAAAAAACATAAACGATCAAAATGTTGTAAGAATTCAAATTGTAGCTGGTGCTGCTGGTGCAGTTCATGTTCAAGGACAGGTAACACCAATGTATCTTTCAACAGAATCACAACGTTTCAGAACTGCAACGGAGAGAGGATAAAATGGGCTTTTCAGGCAGTGGTTCCAATATTTTAAAACCCCACAGGCACAATTCTTTGACACTTTTGGACGGAGGCAGCCTCGACATGAAAAATATTACTCAATCTAGTATGTCAAACGGTTCACTTACTTATTCGAATTCGGCACACTTGCAAGAGTTAAGCATAGGGACCCCAACCCATGTCCTCACTGTATCGGCTGGTAATCTTCCTGTCTGGTCTGCCACTGCACCAGGTGGTGCTACCTGTTCAGATAGTTTAACGATAAGCGGACAAACTAATACGCTGTGTAAATGGCTGGAGTTAGCAGCATGACAGACCCTAATGTTTTAGGCGGTGACGCATTTGGTTTAAAATTTATTTTTGCATCAGGCGATACTAGAATTGTACAATTAGGGCGAGCTGCTGGATTAGGTGCTGGCTCTGGTGCACACGAATTTCCTAATGAGCTTCTTTCATTAGTAGAGATGAATAGTGGGCTGGAAGGTTCCGTCTATTCTGTGCCTGTAGGAAAAGTCTTCTTCATGATGGCGTTTATGTGTCAATCTGAAGGAACAACGGATATTAAATTATCTATACAGCGAAACTCTACGGTTAACAACCAAGCGTTAGGTGATAATCTTTGGCAATGTTACTGGTCTCAAGCAGATACGGTGAAAAGATTAACCCCAACTGTAGTTGGTGGTTTACAATTTAACGCAGGCGATTATATTACGCCTTATAATTTAGCTGGTGCTGGTGCGACACGATGGGGTTTCCAATGCTGGGGCGTTGAGTGCGACGTTTAAAAAAATGTGGATTAAACTTCAAATCTCAGTTTTGAAGTTTATCAAGTGTTTTGTTGATAGAGGTTAATTTCTAGGTCTTAATTTTCCACCTTTGTTTATAGAGATTAATCTCTTCAAATGTTTCAATCGGGTTCAGCTTCTCAATGTCGTAAATTATTGAACAGTGACAATTCTTACAACGAACTTTCAAAACTCTTTCCAATTCAATATTTGGACACTTGCAAGTAGAGTTAAAACATTTCAAACTCCAAGACATTTGAAACAGTAAATAGAGTTTGTATTTTTCTTTTTGAACTTGCCACATTTTGAACAATGGTAATCGGGTGGATGCTGTGATATAACTTCGTGTTGTATTACAGAATCGCCAGTTTGAATATTTCTCAATATTCCTACATCGTTCATCCTGTTTCTAGACCCATGTTCTTACCAACTTCATAGACACAATAGTAGACAGCCTCGTTTGCATCCTTGAACCCTTTTTCACTTCGTATCTGTTCAAGTAATGCCCACATTGACATGTCATTACTAATCCATAGTCGAGTCTTAATTTTTCCAAGATTCCTTCCTGATTCTTTTGCGATCTTTGATGGTGCTGTTAGATAATCCAGTCTTTATCACCCCCTGTTCCAGTCAATTTTATTGAAATGAGGGGGTATTGAACGCTAGACTGCATATCGGAGTTCTTATGTGATCGGATATAGCTAGCTGACTTAGAAGTTATGCATCTTTTTTGCCTATGAGTAAGTGTTAACCCCATCATTTCTATTTTAAGTCAACAAAGAAGTATTTAACACTGTACACGCACACAATTTGATTTAACCAACAGGTCTGCACTCAAAATATACCTGTTGGACACCAACAGCCACCGCTAGTTCCCCCACCACCGCATTCCACTGCATTCATGTATTTTTTTAGGATAGAAGTAATAACCGTGGGTGGTTTATACAGTGTTTTTGTCAACTAAACCCTACTAAAATCCACCAAAACCAACCAAAAACAACCAAACAACACCAAAAGACTAGTAGAAACGCTTAGATCTAAGCAAGTATCTTTTATTTATGACATGGAAATCGAAGTTTTATCAGCAGCACTTGTCTTGGTGGCGTGTATATCTGGCGGTGTTTCCTGTATGTACATTGCTCGGAGTCGCTCAACTACTAACAAACATTCCAGGCAACGCATTAAGGACTTTGAAAGTGATATTAAATATTTAGCAGAAAGTAAGAAAGAAGGTGATAAGCAGCATAGAGAAGATATGCGACATATACAACAGGCTCTTAATAGATCTAAACGAGGAGAAACAGTAACAGATAACGATATGAAGAACTCAGGTCTGGGTGAGGTGATCATGCAGTTGGTTCCTGGCAAGTATCGCAAGGCTGCATCCTTCTTAATTCCACAAATTGAAGAAGCAGTTAAGAAAGACCCCACACTAATTGAAAAGGTATATGAGAGAATTAAATCCGCAAATACAACCAGTAATCAACAGACCCAACCTGGAACTGAAACTGAAGGAATACAAACCCTGTAAGACTTGCGCTGATACTGTAGACGGTCACCCACACGGAATTATTAGGACCGTAGACTTTCAGTCTAACTCAAATAAACTTGACCCAATTTACAATACATTTGAAGATTGTCCAACTTGTCACGGTGAGAAATACATTTGGGATTAGAAATTCCAAGCACTATCTGATGACTTTTTACGCCTAGAAACACGCTTTTTCACACGTTTATAGGCTCTACGTGCTGTTTTTCGTACACCACCTTTACGTGTGCTTCGTTTTCTTTTTCTTGTTGTTGATTTTCGTTTAGTCTTTTTCTTGGTTCCTCTTAGTCTGCGCATTTTTGCGCCCCAGGCTTTAGCAGCCTTTGAACCTTTCTTCAAGTAACAGATACCCCTCTAGCAGCATAAAATGATTTAGCGGCTGCGCTTAATGATGGCACTGTTGCAGTAGTTCCACCAGACCAGGTGATAGTTGAAGAAGAAGGTCTACTTACATTTCTGACTGTTTCACCCTCACTTTGTGCTACAGCACTGCTATTGGCAGCACCAGCCACATTCGCATCATAAACCACTGGCACCATAGCCATTAAATTTTTAATTTCCCACAACGGTTTTAAAATCCCAACACCACCAGTACCAATTCCAATACCCAATTCTGAGGCACCTGACCCCAGATTAGATAATACATTACCAATAGCGGATCCTGTTTCACCCAATGCACCAGCAGATGCAGATGCAGATGCTGGACGACTGATTATATTACCAAAATAGATTACAGCAGCACCTAATGCTGCTATTGGGAGTATTTTCCCTAAAAGACCCATGTTTTAACTTAACATACTTGATCATATATGTTTCTAAATTCGAATTTAGAAACATTTAAGATCTACTATTGAGATTTCAATATGTGGCATTTAAACTAAAAACGGGTAAAACGATAAACAAGGTTCTAGCAGGTGCTGGAATTGCAAGTCTAGGCGGTTTAATTCTCGGTGCAATCGCACCAACAATCGCAGGCTCTACAATGGGTAAAGCCATAACCACATTAGGCGCTTATGGTATCGGTGGAATCGAATCAGCAGCAGGCGCAATAGCAACAAGTTTCATGGGTAGCAGTTTAACAGCATTTACAGGACCAACAGCAGAGGGTAACGTACAGGTGGACAGTCTCTGATGGCAGTTCCACTTATGAGATCTTATACGACAACAGGTGCAGCACTTAACGTTTTTACACCATCAACAGATGATGTAACAGGTTTAACAATTCAACAACTTAATCGAAGTAATACAATTTTAGATTGCGTGAATAATCCAGACCCTCCTGGTGCAGCAGCATATGAGACAAACGTGCTCGTAAACGGAATTCAGTCGGGAGTTACCAACTTTAGTGTGGCATCCAGTGCCGCCAGTGCTGGGCGCGTGGTTTTTGGACCAATCGAAGTTACAGTTGGCGGTCAAGCTGGCGGTAAACAATTATCCTGGCAATCAGGACAAGTGGTTACTGGTGGCGGAATCGCCCAATATTCATTTTTGATGAAATATTC